TTTCTAATGCAGTAACTTTCCCATCTACTGTAGTTTGCTTATTCTCTACTGTAGACACTCTACTTGTAATACTAGATAGATTAGTTGTTATTTCTGCTACTTTTGAAGTAGTTGCACTTACTGTACCTTCTAGTGTTGTAACTTTCCCATCTACTGCATCTGCTTTTGTATCATCAGTATACTTAGATGCTTTTTCCCAGTCGGATGCAGTATAAGAACCAGTTGCTCTGGCAGTTTTACACTTCATAACATCACCAGTTGTTCCTTGCACCCATAAGTCCCCTACTTTGTATGGAACTGTAGGTTGTGATGTAAACACTTTTGCTTTACTATCTGCTAATGTATTAGCACTGTTTGCTTTATTTAATGCATTTGTAGCATTTGAGTTAGCAGCATTGGCTATATTAGTAACTGTAGTCACATTTTTTTCAGTACTAGATACTCTCGCAGTTATACCATCTAAGTCTCTCTCTACTGTATTTACTCTAGTTTCAACACCTGTGATTTTTCCTGTATGCTCATTTATTTTAGTCGTATGACTTCCAATAGTGCTATTCATAGAGTTTACAGTCTGAACGGTTCTATTGTAATCATCTTTTAATAATATAGTCTGACCATCTCTAACTATTTGAGTATTGTTAATAGCTGTAGTTATTTGACCTTGCATTACTCCTATAGTAGTTGAATGGCTCTCTGTTAAAGATTTAGTATCATCTGCTTGTGTTTTTAATTGATTAAATGCGACATCTAAAGTTTGATTCTGATTGTTTAACATAATCTTAGTTGCTTTAATTGTATTTGCATTTGTGTCTTTATTAAATCCAGTTATAAAGCTACTATAATTTATTTGTTTTTCACCAACAGCATCACTTGCTATCATGTCACTTATAATTAAATCGTCAGCTATAGCTCCTTCTTTAATTCCTGTATGATCTATCAATACACCTATTCCAGTTTCATCAAATAAAGAAAAAGTAAAATTATTATTTTTATCTCTCCCTATCTGAACTCTGACTTTATTGTTTTTATCCTTGAATTGTTGTGTTGCGCCAACAATCTCTATTCCACCATCATCAGATTTAATTCTAAATTTGTTGGTAGAAATATCTCCTGCATTAATCTTAGAAACATCTAAATTCGATATCATAGCATTAGTAATAAATCCATTTGCTATTGTTAACTTATCTGATGTTATTCCTCCAGCTTGAATATTTTCACTAGATAAATTTCCATTTACAAGTGTTTGAATTTTACCAACTTCAGCTTCTACTGTGCCTATTTTAGCCGATACAGCTTCTAGTTGAGTTATACTTGCTTTATTTGCTTCAAGTTCATTTATTTGTGCAGTGTGGGTTACTGTAAGTTTATCTATAACTCCTACATTAGCTTTTAATGTTCCAAACTCTCCTTCGATAGCTGTTAATTTGCCTGTTATAGTAACATTTTCTGCAAGTAAATTATCAATCGTAGCATTAACTGCTTTAAGTTCTTCTATATCAGCCTTGTTAATTAATGCTTCATTTACAATTAACAACTCAGTTACAACTCTATTAACTTTGTTACTTAGATTACCAGTTGAATTAAATTCATTTTTATTTTTACTTTCACCCTTTGCACCTATTTCAGATGTAAGTCCCCCATTATAATTGAACTTTTGAGATAGTATAGGAATATTTCTTTTTACACCTTTATGATCTGTAAGAGATATGATATCTCCAACATCTAGAGATAAATCGCCCTGCCACTTCATCGAATATCCTACATACTCAATACTTTTTAACTTATTATATATATCTGTAAGAATAGAATCATTAACCCAAGGATTTTCAAAAGTAACTTCCATAGAAGAATTACTTAAAGTCCCTTTAGTTAACTCTTTTTCATTTATCTTGCAAGTAACTGCACCTATCTTATAAATATTTTCTTCAGTTTTTAAGTCTATATAATTTTCATCTGTTATTGAGTAATCTATAGTTTTAAGTGTATTTATAGTAAATTTTCCATCTCTAGTTATGTATGCATTACCAGCACATAAACTAGATATAAAACCAAGTACTTCTCTACAAGTAAAGCCTTCCAACTTATTTAAATTATAAGAAGGAAGGCTTCCTGTAAATTCTACTCCAGTAATTTGAGATAATTCATTAACTATATTTTTTAATGATGCAGTTTTTCCTAATTTACTAAAATAAGGTTTTTCAAACTTCATCATATTATCAAAACATGTAAGTTTTATAGAGTAATCAGTCTTTTCAATATCATCTATATTGAAATAACCCATTAATACATATTCAATTTTCGAACCTACATTTAAACCTATTTCAACTTTAACTATAGAGTTACTGTAAATAGTATTATTTGTAGATAATGTTAGCTCTAATGACTTTGAGACTGCTGACCCTATACTAAAACCATCTGAAGGTTGAACATCTTCTATAGTTATATTAATTATATCAGCATTGGTATATATATTATCTCTTATGGTTACTTTACATTCAAAAGATCTAGAAGGCTTTTTTATTTCTAATAAATATGATGAACTTACATTTTGCATTTTAATATCACCTTCTTTCTTTATTAGCTAAATTAACTATTCTTCTATCATATAGTCTATTAAAGCCATTTCTGAGGGAGACATCTCATAGTTACCATACATTAAATCATCTAGCTTAAACTTATGTATGTTTACTTCTATTTCAATATCTAATAGTTCATTTAATTCTTTATTACAAACATCTATATTTTCATCTTCAATATGATATTGGTTATTTTCATCTATAACTAAATTTCCCTCTTCATCTTTTTTGCAATATTTATTTATGATTTTCTGTCTTTCCGAGTTGTATATTTTTAATTCACGCTCTAATTTAGACACATTCTTGGATATAGCATAACTAACTTTTACAGGGAATTGTCTATGTATTAAAGACTCTAAAAAATTTGCATCATTTACTACTTTTCTATTTGTTAATTTCATAATTATTTACCTACCTTTTCTGTATTTAGCTTACTATTTATTCTAGTTTTCTTATTTTTCTATAAAATTCATTTTTAAACCTTTCCAAAGGACTTTACCATCTTTAATGTATAAAGCAGGTACAGATCTGTCACCAACATACATCGCTTTGGTTTCAAATCGTCCTGTCATTGGATCAGGATAATGAACATTAAAAAAGACACCTGATACAGCATTCAATAAAGTTGAACACTCTTCAGCTGTCAATGGTGGCCATTCACAGTTCAATTTTCGCTTTACAGCAATTCTATCTCTTAACAATTCCCCTCTAGCATTCCTATTACTTTCACCATCTATATCCTGAATATCTACTTGAAATACTGAAGGGGACGATATACTTACATTATTTATTTTTAACATTAATATCACCTAATTTACTAAACTTTTATTACAGCTTCTCCAGTTTGTCTTTGCATTTTCTTTAGTTCACTTAATAGTATTTTAACAAGAGTGTCATTTCCTATTTGTATTATTAAATCTCCTGTAGGATTATTATTTGAGCCATTTCCTTCCATTCTAGAGCGTAATTTTTCTGCTAATATATCTAAACCACCAGTATTATTTTCTAAAGGGACTACGGCTTCTTTTCCTGCTTCACCAACCATGGCTAATGTAGGCGAATCAATAATACCACCTTTTGCAAGATACGGTATTTTTGGAATATTAATTCCAAACTTTTTACCCCCAAAACCAGGTACAAAATCAGGTATACTTACAGATATTCGGTTTAATCCACCTATAGCTGCATTAACTAAGGATATAACTCCATTAAGTGGTGCTCTTATAACTGACTTTAAACCACTCATAATACCACCAAATATATTCTTAACTCCATTCCAAGCCCTCCTCCAGTTTCCTGTGAATGTTCCTGCAATGAAATCTATTATACCTTTAAAGATTTGTTTTACACTCTTGAATATATTACGTACATTTGCTAAAAAACCATTTAAGATATCACCAAATCCTCCAAATTTCTTTGACCAGTCAGTCGCAAATACATTACCTAACCAGTCTTTAAATGCCTGGAACTTAGATTGTATATTTGTCCATACCTGGATAGCCTTAGACTTTATTTCATCCCAGTGAGTGGCTAAATATACGCCTATTGCTATTACTGCAGTTATTGCTAAAATTATTAGACCAAATTTACCTTTTAATAATTTTATACCTATACCTAATACATCTCCTGCACTCTTTACTAAATCAAATGCATTTTTTAACCCATTGAATATATTAATACCAGTCTTTACTAGTGTGAAAGTACCTGCAAGACCCATAATAGTAGATATTATAATATCTAAGACAGGTTTACCATCAGTAAGTAGCCAATCTATCATTTCACTAAATTTATCAAATAGTTTCCCAATAGCATCCATTAATGGTGCTATTGCAGGAGCCATTATGTTTACAAACCAATTTACAAGTGGAGTAACAAAATTAGTATAAATATATCCTGCTAGTTCAAAGATCTTAGCTCCTAATTTTATAAATCCTTGGAATAAATGACTTCCACCATTGTCCCAAACATAAATAAGTTTTTCAGATAAATTTTCTAAAACACCAATAGTTGCATCAATTACTGACATTAATGTATTTGCAAGTGGTAAACCTATAATTTCCCAAGATTCTCTGAATGAATCTCCTATTTTCTTTATTAAAGTCAGTAGATTATTTATTGTATTAGCTACCCCTTGTATAATTTTAGTACCTATTTTATTCTTATCCCATGCAATAGAAAATGTATTGGCAATATCTCCAACTATATTAAATATATTTTGTAATATTTGAAGTATCGTTACAAGCATTTGCTCACCAGTACCATTAGTCCATACTTCTAGTAAACTACGTCCAATTGATTTTACTAAAGACCATATACCGTTAAACGCATACTTGATACTATTTATTGTGTTTTGTCCTTCTCTTTCCCATGCATTAGCAAATGGTTCAAATATCTTAGACATTAGTGCTTTTATTTTATTAACTAATGCCTGCATCTTTGCATCAACAGCAGATGTATTTAATTGTGGTGTTGTAAGCATTGGAGCACCACTTCCACCACCTCCACCTCCACCTGTGCCTGGGCTTCCTGTATCTGCATCTTTATTCATATTTAACTTGTTAATTTCATCAAATCCCATTAAGTCCCCTAATGCCTTTTTAGCTTTTTTACCAGCTTTTTCAGCACTATTTCCTGCTTTTTCAGTAGCACCACCATAAGCTCCCATAGCATTTTTAGCACTAATCAAACCTTTAGTTGCTTGAAAACTTTGATTATATGTTTTTCCGAATAATGCTGAAATAAATGATGCTATATACTGTGTTACAGTTGCTAGGGCACTCATTAGTGCATTTATTGCAGGTAATATGGCTTGATATATAGGCATAAATGCAACCATTAAATTAGTCTTTATTTGATTTAATGAATTAACAAATTGTGCATTGGTATTTAACGATGCAAATAAAGAGCTAGACATAGCATAGATACCATTTACAATCATAGGAAAGAATATCATCCATTTGGCCATTTGACCAATAGATCCAATAATTCCATTGTTAAAACTTCTTGTACTATTACTACCTGAATTTAATCCATTAGTTAAACTTTTTAAACCATTACTCATTCTATTAAATAAACCATTAGATTTATTTGAGTTAGAATTTAATTTGCTAAATAAAGAACTTAATCTATTAAACTTGTTTCCAGTTATAGAAGATTCTTTTCCTAGAGCTGATAACTTAGCATCTAAATCACTTAATTTAAATCCTAACTTATCAGACTTAGCTGTTAATCTAATAATTGACTCTTCTGTTTTTAGTATTTGGTCATTAATCTTATTCTTTCTTTTTGGATTTAATGCTAAATCATATGCTTCTCTAAGTTCCTTTAACTTATTTTGTTGAGATTCTATTTTAGCATTTATTGTATCTAACATCCTTGATGTTGTATCTATATCTGTTGTAAGGGCTTCTCTACTAACTGGTGGTCCCCTAGTAACTTTTTTATTATTTGCATAATTTGAACCTGTATTTTGGCTTTCTAAGGTACTAAATTTAACAGTTGGTAATTTTATATTACTCAACATAGATAAAGCCTTAGAAAGCGAATTTTTTAGATTATTTGTTACATTAGACATCATGTTTTTCATGTTAGAATTAACTTTATTAAGTGAACCCTTCATGGTCTTATCCATGTTATCAAATACTTTATTTGTAGAATTATTTAAATTAGACTTTAAAGTATTTGCAATTGTAGAACTAACTTTATTTACTTGACCTGCTATATCACTTGTAACTTCTAAATCTAAGGTTATCTTTCCTACACTATCACTCATTTTTTATCACTCCTTTCATGAATATATTTGTAAAAATATGTATTTTTTTATATACTTATTATGTTAATTTAATAAAAAGGAGGTATTATTATATTTAAACTAATTTTTTTACCACTAAAAGTAACCTTCTGGATATTTATTATATTATTTAAGGTTACTTTTTATTTTTTAAAGCTAATTTTTTATGGCATATTAGGACTTCTAGGTCTTATTTTTCCATCCTTTAATCCTTTTGGTAATATCAATGTTAATAAAGAATTAATTAATATTGATAATTTAGCAAATGGATGGGAGTTTGAAAATTATATTGCAAATCTTCTTACACAAAACGGATACTCAAATGTAAAAGTCACTAGTGGTTCTGGTGATTTTGGTGTTGATGTTCTTGCGTCAAAATCAGGAGTTCGCTACGCTATTCAATGTAAACTATATTCTAAGCCCGTTGGAAATAAAGCTGTTCAAGAAGTTGTAAGTGGTAAAATATACTACAATTGCGATAAAGCTATTGTAGTAACTAATAATCACTTTACCTCTTCAGCTAAAAAACTTGCTAACTCAACTCAGGTTGAACTTTGGGATAGGGAAGAATTATATAATTTAATTAGTAGAGCAAATAAAGATATTTTTAATTTTAGCAAAACATTAAAAAGTACATATGAAGATGAAGTAAATCAAGTCAATTATTCATTTGAAATAGACGATGAATACTTATTAGAAGCAATTGAAATTACACTAAATGAACCATATATATCAGTATCAATGCTACAGCGTAAATTAAAAATTGGTTTTAATAGAGCATCAAGTCTAATAAATAAAATGACTGATTTAGATTTAATCTCACCACATCGTGATCATAAAGCCCAACATCTTGTACTAATTAGTAAAAATGAATTTATAGCAAAATATCAAAAGAGCGTAAAATAATTTTACGCTCTTTTAGCTTATAAATAGTTCTATCCAAACATACTCGCCATCATTTGTTCAAATTCTTTTATTTTTTGTGCCTTTTCTTCTTCTGTCATTTCTATTGTTGTATTATTTCTATTTCTCCACTCATTTCTTATTTTGTGTTGCTCTTCAGTAAAGTTATTAAGAATATCTTTATCTTCTTCAGCTCTTATACTAACTATTTGACCAAGTGGAGTTTTAGTCATAATACCACTTAATAGAGTACAAAATTCATTCCAACTCATATCATCTACAAGTCGTAGTCTTATGCCATATTGAGTTAAAAAACTTGCTTCGATTAACTCCCAATCTTCAAATAAATCATACCATTTATTTTCTTCTTTTCTTTTTACGAAAATTATTATTTTTATTTGTGCTTTCAACTTCCATTTCTTCTATTTCTTCTAAAGATACATCATTAATAGCAGCCATTATAACATTTACTATAACTACATAAGACGCAATAGGTAAATCTAAACTATCTATGTATTCTAATGCCTCTTTACCTATACCTGCCTCTATTATTTTATCTATCTTTTCAAAGTCATCCATTTTAGAATCTTCAGTTAATCCCTTTAAGAATATCCCTACGTTCTTAGATGTATTAATCTCATATATATGTGTTTCATCTATTTTAACAGTTGGTTTTTTACTTCCATTTTTTAATTTTTCAGCTATATCGTATGCTCTTGACATTATTTTATCTCCTTATATTTATTTTTTATCTATATTTATTCATTTTAACTTTCTAGAACAGAGGCTGGCTTAAATGTAGGTTTTCCATGTGCTTTTGCTTCAAACTCTAATGGAGCAACATTCACTGAATCCCCACCACCTAAATTTGTTACATTTATTACACAATTAAATTCTAATTTTGCACCTTCAGGGAACTCTATTTCTAACTTAGAGTCACAATCTCTTCCATTTTTCCAAGCAAGTCCAGCTACATAGTCATTTCCCTCATCACCAACACATCTTTTTCCCTTTAAAGATATACTTAATGATTTTCCAGTCATTAAAGCACTTGCCCATCCTTCTTGATCCATTGCATTCCATTCTTCTATTTTTCCATCTATTGATATTGAAAAAGTTTCTAGCTCTGCAATAGGCTTCATACTCTCTGAATTACTAGTTCTTCCTTGAACACCTATTTTAAATTTTAAATTATATACTGGATATACTCCTGTAAAACTCATATTATCATTACCTTTCATAATAAATTATCATCTCTATAACATATTCAATAATGCCTTCTGAATCAGTTCCTAAAAATATTGGTTCAGAACTTCTCATTTTACATTGAATAACCTTTTTATTTCCTATAGTAAAATTATCTTGGCCAAAGAATAAATTATAGACTTCCATTGCTTTTTTCTCTGCTTCATCACTGTTTTTTCCCCAGTGAATTAAAAAACTTATACTTTTAGTAGTATAAGTTGTGTTTTCCAGTCCACCAATAGCTATATGTGGTGGTTGTCCTGGTACATTATATATAGTTATACTCTTTTCTTGATTGCCACCTATCTTATTTAAATAATATTGAGGGCAGTCTATTTGAGATTTTAAATAGCCTCTTATATCACTTAATAACATTACTTAATTACTCCTTTTGAATTCATTTTCAGAAATTTTGAGTATGCATTTTTCATAAAATCATCTTTCTCACCATTTATATAAGCATCCATCCACTTACCTTGAGCATCAGTGTTTTTATCAGTCCTAAAATTATATTCAGGATGCCAATATAAACGCCTTGCATAAGGAGTATCGAAACTTATATGAGTTACTCCTTCATCAACATTATCTAAATTGACGAAGCAACTTCTTTCAAGTTCTCCTGTATCTTTTGGTACAACTGCAGATGTAATTATGTCAGTTTTTAAAGACTCTGTAGCCATTTCTAATGATTTTATATGAGCTTCAGTAATATTATCTAATTTATCATTATCTAACTTTACAGTAACTTTTACATTCATATTAAATTCAACTCTGTACTAAAAATACTACCATCTGGGTTCAAAGGTCTTTCAATAGAATAAATCTTTTTCTTTAATCCATTTATATTTACATAGCCTTGAAATGCTCCATCATAAATAGAACCTTCTATAACTACTTTACCACTAAGAGTAATTAATTGCCTTTCAGCATTAAGAACTTGCTTAGATTTATCTGTATAGATACATTTACCATTAAAGATTATCTTTTCTTCACAATCACCATCTGTATTAATTCCCTCAAACCATACTTCTATAGGTGTATTAGCTAACCATTTTGGAAAAGGTAATTTCAATCCCATATTATATCCTCCTGCAGGTTAATCCAGTTTGATTAAGATAATTTAATACTTCTTGTGTTGTTGTTATTCCATTAACTTTTTGAGCACTAAAATTTACACTAATACTTCCTGCACTAAATCCACTTAAAGGCATATTTATATAATCTCCATACTGTTCTATAAACTCTGCATGTATGCATACAGCTTTTTTAACTCTATCTTTTTGAAATTCAGTTAAGTTATCAAATCCTTTTGCCCTTATTCTATTAAAAGTTAATGAATCAACTTGATCACTTGCTCTTTCTAGTCTTTGTTTAGAATTATATTCCTCTAGTACAGTTCCATTAAATTCATCTTTATAATATTGATAATCTACATAAGCCAAAATATCACCTTCTTAAAATAGGGAGTATTTAAACTCCCCTATTTATATTTTTGCATAAAAATAAGGCTTACTTAGAGCCTTCTATTTCTTTCTTTAGCTTTTTATTTTCTTTTTCTAAAGTATTATAATTTTTTTCTAATTCTTCATACTTTGTTTTTAATTCTTCATATTCTTTATATGATACAGACTTTCCAGCGCCATACTCTATTATATCGCCTTCATCATTTAAGATATCGTAACCTTGTGCAATATAATAATCCTTTTGAGTTGTATCTATTGTATATACCTTATTATCTTTACTTGCTTTCATAATTAATCCTCGCTCTCTATTTTAATCTTCTGCTTCAGCATTTATTGCTATACCACATGCTTTATTCTTTATTAAGAAAGTATCTCCATAAGCTCTATTTTGATATAAATAGTTATCTCCTGTTCTTGAATCATGTCCTGGTGTAAATATCTTTATGTATGCATATTTACTTCTTGTGACTTGGCAAGAAGGATGTATTAAAATAAGGTTTATTTGTTTTGCTCCACCTGCAGGTACACAACCATTAGAAAATTCATATTTTGTTTTCATTCTAGAACTTGGAACAACCTTTATATTTACATCATCTAATGAATATACATTTCTATCAACATTTCCTGTATTTTTATCTACACTTATTGTTCTTGATAATCCTTCAGCATTCTTTAATAGCTTATTCATTGCAGGAGTAACATATAGTATTCTCCCTTCACTTGGAACACCTTCATCATCCATTTTAGACATTTGGTTATCAAACCACTCTAAAATATTTGCTGTCGTAAGAGAAGTATTATCTACAATAGCACCATTTGATGTATATGTCTTAGCTTCTGCATATAATTTTGAATATCTATAACTATCTTTTTCAGGAATTGCTTGTTCAGTTTCAAAAGTATTGTGAACATTAGCTATTTCTACAACTAAATTAGTTTCATCTACATCCATTGGGTCTATAAAGAATTCTATATCTCTATCATGTGCTAATTTTTTAGCTTCCCAGTCATTTGACATTGTTCCAGCATTAAATCCTAATGTACCTCTATTATGGTCTTTATACCCACTAACTGTTATTGTAGGTAATTTTATAGTTTGAGCATTTATAAACTTAACTTGTGGGTTAGAGTTCTCTAAATCATAAGAAGTTAATTCCCTTGAATATTTTTGTTGTAATTCTCTCATAAATTGTTCTGCATAATTGTATGCTGCCATTTTAAATCATCTCCTTAATTTTTATTACTTATTTCCAAATGCCATAGCAAGGGCATCTTTTATATTATCTTGTGGCTTTCCATTGTCTCCACTACCACCAATTTTAAATCCTGGTGTTTCTGGTCCACTTGTTTTGAAACTTGGATATTTTTCTAATACTTTATCTATTGCTTTATCTATTGTTAAAGTATTAGTAACCATAGTTTTAGCTAAAGTTATTACATCATCTACTGATTCACTAGCTACACCTTTAGATAGACATTCTACCTTTGCTTCTAGTCTACTTGCTCTTTCCTCTGCTTCTTCTCTAGCTTTGATTTCCGTTTCTAACTTTTCATTTTGTTTTTGTGATTCTGTTTTTTGACTTTCTTGCCATTCTTTAAACTTTGTAAGCTCTTCATCACTTGGCAAATCCTTTTTAGCATCGTTTAATAATGCATCTAGTTCTTCTTGCGTATAAGTTTTAACTTCTTCACCGCCACCATCTGAACCATTATCACCAGGATCTTGTTCATTCCCTTCATCACCTTCTCCTGCAAGTAACTGCAGGTTCATTTTGATAACATTATCTAAATCACCTATTAGCATTTCATGCCCTCCTTTATATTTTTATATACAGCTTTAACCATAAACATATTTTGGACATAATAAAAGCACCTACTATTCAAATTAATTAGTAAGTGCTTTTATGACTCAAAACTCATTAAATCTTTTAAATTATTATTGCTTATTGCTTTTATAATTCTACATGCAGCTATTAAAGTACCTCGTTTACCCACTCGTTTATCTGTACATTCATTTAATACTTCATAGTTATTTGGATCATTAAAATTAACTTTTATTTTTCCATCTAAATTATCCTCATCATATCCATAAGAATATATTACATGATTATCAGTTTTATCTAGTAATTTCATTAAGACAATCATCTTCGCCAAACTCTCCTTTTTCTTTTAATAGATACCCATACCAATCATACTTTTTAGTTGTTATATCATGAGCATCTTTATTAGTTAAATTATACCTTTTCTCTAATCCACTTTCAAGATATTCATGTTTTAGTAGTAAAATGTCCCTATCTTCATAATTACCATTTATTAACCTTTGCCATGCTACAGCCATATCGTAGTCTGCATCTAATAGTCCTAATGTACCATCAAATCGTATATGTTTATTATTAAATACATGATTTTTTATTGTATCTATTTTTTTCATACTAAAACCTGTGTTTTTAGATATCTTTTCTATATCTGAATTATCTAACCTTACTTTTTCATAATACGTATCAGCCTCAGATTCTCTTCTTAGCATCCATTCAATATCACCTTTGGTATACTTTCCACCTGTTTGCTTTATGCCATATATTTTTTCTTTTTGCCTGTTTCGTCTTAAATAAGGATGTTTTTCTAAGTGAGTTTTTAACTGACTTGAATACTCTAGTAATTTATTACTAGCAAATTCTATATTTGCTTCATCTTGTGAACCTATAGAAATTCTTTTCCATTTTCTTATATATCTTTCTAATCTTCTTTGTTCCTGCTCTGCCTTATATCTTTCTAAAGCTTTTCTTTCATCTGGAACAGTAGGAAGATTAGTTATATCTGGAAAGTAAGTTGTTAATGTATGTCTGCAGTTTACATGCAAAAGACCTGCATCTATTGCTTCACTTAACAATTTATACTTTCCTTTGTTCTCTTGTAAATACTCTTCAGTTGGATTACTAAATACATCATCAATTAAAACTTTACCTTGCCATACAGCACACATGGGGCAAGTATTAGCATGAGCCGATACAACTACAGTATATATACCATATTCATCTCTCTTTTTACCTTCGCCTAATAATGTTGCTCTATGGCTTGCAGTTCTTAAACACATCTCAACATATGATGCTATATTCACATGCTTGCCATCTTTATAAGTAATGCTATTTATCCCCGTATTTAAGAAATCCTTTGTGGCCATATCTATTGCTTGATTTAAAGACACTGCTCCTGACTGCAAATATACATGAGTTTTATATATAGTCTTTCTATATACATCATCCATTTTTCTTAATATAGTTGCATTTGCTTTTTTAATATCATTATTTACACTTTCCTGTAATGCCTTTAACTTCTTATCATTCATACTAAAGAATTGATTTTCTTTAGGCTCATTAATATATCCTTTTTCAGATATATCTTCAGGAAATTCAATAGATAAGTTCTTAACTACATTTGTACTAATCTTTTTAGTATGATTTTTAAAGTCCTGGACATTATTTTTAGATTTATTTTTAATAAATAAAGATTTTAATTTATTAATTACATTAGATATTCTATTTAATCCTTTATTGTAGTTAGATTCTAATTCTCTATTTACATCCTCTTCAATAGAATCTATATGATTATCCAGTATTAACTTATTTTCTTGCCTATATTTATTCAATGCTCTTAACTTACTTCTCTGCCATTGCTCCCACTTAAATCCTTCTTTATCTTCTTCACTTTCATGATGTTTTAGATTTCTATGCATGGAGGATATGAGATCTAGTTCCATTTTTTCAAATATAGCTCTGATATCATATTTACTACTCATTTATATCTACATCCAAATTATCTAAATTATCTTCATCTTCACCCGCAGTTGATGGTTCATCTGTTGTATATATTCCAGACTCTTCTTTTATTCTTGCTATTTCAAGAGCCTTTTCTTCTTCTGTCATTGTATCTCCATATAATTCATCAATACATTTTTGTAATGACATTATACCTAATGTTTTAGCCTTTCCTACAGTTTCAACCACTGAATCAAAACTTGGTGTAGAGTATTCACCAAAGGATATAGATACTTCATATTCACCTGCAGACTTATTATTTAATACATCATAAGTTTTTAGTATTATATTTACTAACTCTGGGATAACTTCTGTTAGAGTGTCTATCATTTTATTTCTAGTATATAAAGTAGTCTTTTCTTTTTCTCTTTGTGCTTCTGCATTATCTGTCTTTTTCAAGTCAATTCCCAATGTAGAAGGTGATATTATACCTTGTAAGCACATATCTATTGCATTTGAATAACTTTCTACATATGCCTCAAACTTTATATCAGCTTGTTTCATATCAATTTGATTCTTAGCATCTTCTCCTGCATTTGAAGATACAGCAATAAAGTTATTATCAAAAGGATTTGGTTTTAATATCTTTCCTGTATTAGGATCTACAGGTAATAAGTTCTCAGGAATATATTTTTGAACTCTTCCTGCTCTTATTGCATCTATCCACTGCGATATTACTTCATCTAATGCATCAAAAGAATCACTCTTATTATCTATAATACTTTTTCCTCTGCCTTCCCATTTGGATGACTTGAAAAACATTAATGGTATGGCCATAATAAACTTATCTTTATATTCTATATCTTCAAGCTCTTTAGTTTCATCCAATATATCTAATGAAACCTCATTGTCTCTATCATCAAGTAACTTATATTTTATATATCCTAGTCCATACATTTCTACCAAAGTATACTTCTTACTTTTCTTTGTATAGCTAGTCTTAAAATGTATTTCACTTAATCTACCCCTATTATGTATATATTCAACTCTGTCACCATCAAAGAATTCTATAATTGGGTACTTACTAATATCTGTATCTATAGATAATTTAAATGCACCATCTCCACTTACTAGAGCTTTCTGTATAGAATCTGATAATACTTCATTGAACTTATTATCTTCCGATATATCTTTCCAAAGAGAATTTAATGTTTCACTATCTTCAACTTGAATTTGATCTATATCAGAAACTACTATATCAGTTAACTTATCTATTAACATGCCAGGTAGTCCACTGTGAATTTTTCTTATACTTAAATTCTCACTCGGTGTGGCACACCAAAACCTAGATTGATTAACTGGATCACTACTTATATTTTTAAAAAATTGCTCTAACTCGTACGCCTCTCCTCTATACCAAAGCTTGTTCCTAATTAGATTAGCTTCATATGTATATGCTTCTTGTATTGTAATAGAGCCTTGCATAGCAGGTTGAACATTTAAAAACTTAATTGCTACTTTAGTTAACATACTTTTAAACCACCCCACTTTCTCACTCTCCTTTATAGTCATGTATGTGATGTCTAAAAGGTATCCAAGCATATTGAGATGCATTTATAGTATGATCATTTGCATCTTCAGGCTCATATTTATCTTCTTTCCAAGAATAAACTTCATGTTCCATAATATGATTTACACAAGTATCTACAATTTCATAGTATACAGAACCAGTTTCATAATTAAGCCATCCTAACTGTAAATGTATTCTGTCTATTATAGTAACTTTCTTATATGAGTTGTTAATAGTATAAACATTTGGATTAGCTCTCTTATATTTCTTAAGTTCTGTTATAGTTGCTTGATCTGCACAATCTACAAATACATTTCTTGCAAGACCCCATTCTTTTCTATTTCTTTCTAAGAACGTAAAAAATCTAGGTGCTATGTCTGAAGGAGCAAGTGGTACACTTAAATTTGTATTATTGTATACTTCTTCATTTAAGATAACTACTTTCCCTTTATCTGTTATTCCTAAAAATATCATTGCAAATGTATCTGGACTATTAGCACTATATGAAGTATCTAATCCTGCAGAATAATACTTAAATTTGTATTCTTTAGCTTTGGCTTTACTAGTAACATGGTGTTTTCTCTCAAAATTACTAAATATAAGTCCTGTTGCTCTTCCTCTTAGGCCAAGAATTTTATTCTTATATAACTTAGTGCCTTTTGGAGCACTCATTTTTTTCTTTTTTATATCTTCTTCACTTAATGATGCATTATCGTAAAATGAAAAAAACCAATATGTCCAGCCTTCCTTTTCTTCGCTAGTCAATTGGTTTAATATTTCTTTTGGTACATCTTGTTTATATTTTTCAAGTGGCCTACTACAGTTTATAAATTCTTTATATACTGGTAGATTAGGATCATCTGGGTTAAGTGTTGCCATGAGATAATCATTTCTAGTACAAATCTCTCTTACAAAATCTATACTTGCTGTATTTATCTCATCTATAAATACACATCCAAACTGAGAACCTAGGGCCATTTTCCACTTATCTACATTGTCATAACCTAAAATATATATTACTTTAGTTCCATTAGGTGTATTGAATAGAATATGTGGTAATTTATTGTCTTTATCTCCATTACCTTTGTATTGGACTAATTCTCCAAATATATCTATTACACCAAATTCTTTATTGATTATATTCTTTTCAGCTACCCCTGTAGTTTTAGCTGCTATAACATGTTGCTTTCTATTTGATTCAGCAACCTTTAACATAAACTTTAATATACCTACTGTAGTTTTACCTGCTGCAGTCGTTCCTTCTAAAAGTTCTGCATTAGCTTCATGTTTTAAAAAATCTTTATATTTCTCTGATAATTTATATTCATTTTCCATTAGTTCACCATTCTATTTTTAACTATTCCCTAAATAGTGTTTTTCGAACTAGTTGCCTTATCAATTTATGAAAGTTAGTGTTTTCAATAGTTTCAAAAATTATATTAATATACATCTTCATGTTACTTTTAAAATTTAAATTATTAAAGTCTCTCCTAATTCTATACATTTAAACTATATAACTTACTAACTTTATTTTTTTAATTAAATTAATAAAATTAAATATTATTACTTAACTTTATTAATTCAGTATTATTTATTATAAGTACCTAATACATTACGTTCTATTCTATCCTCAACTCTTCTATTCATATACATTAATGCTATTTCTATATGTTCTAAAGCCTTAGAATTATATTCACTAGCAAATGGTCCAGCCTGAAAACATTGTAATCTATGCCTTACTATCTCTAATAAATCTGCATCTATAACTCCATGTATTGAGTTTTCTTCTTTCCTAGCACCACATTGTAATTGAATTTCAGACATAGGTTGATAAGTTGTTATTAATCGTACTTCTTCCTCACCTTTAGGTACTATTGCATATCTATGATTAGCTCCTCCTGGTCCTACTTCATCTATTGCATATACATCATTTAACTTTTCTCTTTTTTGAATTGTAATTAATTTTTTCATTTGTTTTACTCCTATTTACAAATAATCCTTGTAATCTAGAACTATTATTTTTTTATTTCAGCTAGTATGCTATCTAACTTAGAAATAGATTTATTATTATTGTCTTTAACTCCTAGTTTAGACTTTAATACTTCTATTCTTAGTTTCTGTTCCTCTGTAACTAAATCCCAATTAGCATGGATCATCTTATCATACTTCTCTATCATCTTGGCCAAAGTATCCATAGCTTTAGATTGAGCAGTAATATTATTATTTTCTTTGTCCCATGCGAATTGAATCTCATACTCTTCAGTATAGTTATTACCTTCTGATACTTTTTTAAGCTCTTTTGTAATATCCTTTTTGTTCTTTACATGAGATATCTTTTGCATACGAATAATTCTGGCCTCTTGTAGCAATATACTTCTCCATAGCTTATCTACTGGAGATTCTTCTTCTAGTTCTCCCATAAGATTTAATACATCTGTTGGAAGCATTCTCTTTAAGTTCTTCTTAGTGTACCTATCTTCACTTGTATATAAGCCATGTTTATAGTTATGAACATTCCCTGGTGAGCCTTTACTACCTTTTGCATTTTGATTTCCTTTAGGTGCTCCTGGTCTAGTATCTTCTCTAAGTTGTTCATCCCACTTATCACTACTTTTCCAGTTTCTGATGTTATTAACATTCTCGCCTATTAATTCAGAAATCTTCTTAGGAGATATTTCACCGTTATGATCCTTGTATATCTCATATGCTTTATCTCTATTTGGATTTCTACTTCTTGCCATATTAATTACTCCATTAAAAAAAGGACTTAAATGTCCTTATTTATTTCATGTTTTTAGTTTTGATTGTTTAATTCATTAACTATTTCTTTTTTATATTTATAATAACTGTTTCTACTTACTCCTATTAATTTAATTACCTCTGTATCTTTTAAAGTTCCTTTAAAATCTTTAGAATATTTCTGTATTAATTCTTTTGCTTCTATACTCTTTTTAGTAATTAATTTAACACCTTTAGCTTGTCCTATTTGTTTTCCATTTAACCTAGCTGTTTCAATTCCTTCTTTAGTTCTTTGCTGTAGGTCCTTAACTTCTTTTTCACTTTGGATAAATGCTAGTTTTATCTGTTCTTTAGCTAGTGATAGTAAGTATTTATTTATTCCTTCAAGTATAAAGTCTACATTAGTTCCAGTCATTTGAATATTATTTGTTAATGCTTGTTTATATGTAGTTGTATTAATATGTGGTTCTTTAATAAAAATAAGTTCTACACCTCTACTATATAATTCTTCATATAATTCAAAACCTTCTTCTGAACTTCTACTCATTCTTGAAACACTATCAAATACTATTGTATCCCCTTCTTCAACTATCTTGAATAATTTATTCCATTCTTTACGTCCTTGTACCTTTGTACCAGTATAGACTTCTTCAACTATTATTGCATTAGGATATAAATTCAATATATTTCTAAATTGTCTTTCTATGCTTTGTTTATTAGTTGATATTCTACAATAACCATATATTTTATTGCTCATTATCTTTATCTCCCTATTTTAGTATTATTTTTGACGACCGTCTTTTTTGATACTAAAATGTTACAATAAAAATATACTAAAGTCAATATACTTTTGGTACTTTTTGTATTAAGGGTATTTTTAATACTTCAATATGTTTTATTTTAATGTTAGTTAATTTATTAGCTCCTTTTACTATAGTAGCTTAAAAAATCTAAATTTATTAAGCTAACAAATCTTAACAAACGTAAATCCTACTCGAAATATTGAAATTAAGCCATTTATATATAATAATTGTTTGAACTTGACCTCTAGCGTTTGTTTCAATTCTTTTTAAAATTCTATAATTATTACTAAAAATAGCCTGTAGACTTTGATATCACTTATTTTCATCCACTTTTTTTATATATTTTCATATGTTCAATAACTATATAGATTAAACATATATTTTTTTAATGCATATATATAGAAGAAACTTTTATTTTTTACCCTAAATACTTAGGTACTCTTTTTTTGAACATATCAAGGCTAAAAAAAATTAGAAGTCTAGAAGATCATCAAATAACGAAGCATCTTCTCTCATCTCTTCATCATACAATCCTATGTATTCTTTTGTTGTTTCTACACTCTTATGACCTAATCTTTGCCTTACTCTTTCTATGTTTCCAGTTCTATCATAAATTCTTCTAGCATAAGTTTTTCTTAAACTATGTCCTGTTATTGCATTTAAACCTAATGTTTTGGCAACTTCTCTAAGAATTCTGCTAAATGACTGACTGCTTATATGTTTACCTTTTTTAGATTCAAATGCATATTGAGATTTACGCTTACCTTTAACATATTCTGTTAAGGCTGTACTTAATGATGAACTTATTATAGCTTTCCTTTTTTTAGGAGGTTTTCTTTTAGAATTCGGATTCTTTTTTATATATGTAAGCCAACTTTTATATTGTTTTTTCTCTTGTATTTCGAAATATCCAAGTTCCAAAGCTTCTTTTATTTCTCCTATAGTTAGATCTACTACATCTTGCATTCTATAACCAGTACCTATACCAATCATATATAACATCATATTTCGCTTTTCAAAATCTTTACTCTTCTCTTCCAAGCGATATGCAAATCGTTTGATATAATTTTCAGGAATAGGCTTGGCTGGAACTTTTTTATCTTGTTTATCTATAATTTCATCTAAATACAGTTCTTCATTCATACCATGTCATATCACCCCAATCCAAATTGATTTACTAAATAAAAAAATGCAATAAAAAAAAGCATTAATTAAACTTAATGCTCTTTTTATTTATAATCCAAAATAGTTTAGGAGGTATCGTTTTAAAAATGACCTTTAACATATCTATATATTAAATTTTCAAGGTTCTAAGAATATATACTCATATACAGAGTATTTTTCACATCCTGTCACAATATCATATTAACATGTTTTTCATAACATCAGTATTACATCTTTATTACTCTTTCATTACATTTTTATTACACATTCATAACATTTAAGTTATATCAATGTTTCCATACTTATAATTAACCATCTTCTTTATTGCTGAATCATGCCATCTTTTCACAGTTACATTTGAATAATGCATATCTTCTCCTATTTTTTCATAAGATACTCTTTTATTTTCATAATCTAAATATCTTCTGTTTATAACTTCATGCTCATTATCATCTAATACTTCTAAATATGCTTTATATTCATTTAATTTATAAATAGTATAATCAATATTACTTTCTAGTGTATTAGCTCTTGTTTCATCTCTTGCAAGTATATCCTCTATAGTTATAGTTGTATTGCTTTTAGATCCTAGACTAAATCCGCCACTTTTATATGCACTCATTTTATTTTCAATAACATACAATTCCATTTTCCATGCAGCCATTGATTTCAAGTTTTTTCTTAACTTTATAAGATCTTTTCGAACTTTATCAAAGCGTATTTTACCTATATTTTCTTTATTATCTTGCTTCATATTTTATCACCTTTATTATTTTAATTCTATTTTTAACTCTGCTCTGCTCGGAATGCAATCATATCCTGTGCATATATTTGTTAAGTCACATTCATTACACATTTTCATTTTTGAACATGTCTCTTTCATTATTTTTGTAATGTTAAAATATTCATAGCTAACTTCTTTGCCATTAACAATAAATTTGAACATATTATTCACCTCTTCTTAAATGAAAATCATTTGATAATTCAGTTGTAAAACTATATAATAACTTAACCCTATATTTGCTTGTTTTACCTACAAATTATTTATATACTTAACTTCTCTTTTGTTCATATCATTTAGATACTCTTCAAGTTTTTTCTTACTCAATTTCATTTTTTTAACTGGATACTCTCTTCTTGAAGTTCCATCGAGCTCCGTTTTAGTTTCATATATACTTTTTGCTTTAGCATATTTTTTTCTTGCCATAATTCTTTCCCCCCTATTAAATAAAAATTATATTTCATCATCTAAAATGGTATCTCATCATCATCTATAGCTTGAAACTCTTGTGGTACTTCAGCTTGTGGTTTATTCTTATTACTATCTAATGCTTGTACACTTTTAGCACTTACCTTTGTAAAAGTTCTATTTTCATCATCTTTCATATATCTATCAATCCTAATAGATCCATTAACTGCTACTAATCTGCCCTTAATTATATAATTAGCTACAAAATCTGCAATCTTTCCCATAACCTCCACAGGAATAAAATCAGTCTGCACATTTCCGTCTTTATCTTTATAATCCCTATTTACAGCCAGTGTAAATGTAGATACTGGTGTTCCTGTATTAGGTAAATATCTTAATTCTGGGTCTTTTGTTAATCTCCCTATAAGTATAATCTGATTCATTTTATCTCCTTCTTTTCTGTTCCTCTAATATGTATTTATCAAGTTCTTGACTTAACTCTAGAGCTTTCTTTGTTAAGCCATTTCTTGTGTATTCTTCTTCTAATAATTCCTTTAATCTATACAAGGTCTATACCTCCCTTGAATAATTTTTCAGCTGCTAAGTGAAAAGCTTCTTGCTCTGTTATCTCTATACCGTCTTTCTTTATCTCAATGAACAACAATTTTATTAAACTAGCTTTTTCTAAAATTGTTAAACTGTCTATTATATCTTTGTTGCTTATCATATTTTTCTTTTAAACCTCCGCCCATTACTTCTTGAAAATATAATCTGTCTCCTGCGAACCAATGTTGCTTTATTCCTTTAGAACCATCTCTATTTTTTGCTACTATTAAATCTACAAGTATACAACTTCTCTCTTTAGCAGCTTTTACAGATTCAACATTCAGTCCATTCTCTTCACAAGCATCTTCTAAATCTGCGCCTACTGGTTCATGTATGTAAATGACATTATTACTATCATGATAAATTGCTTTAGAATCTCTCATTGGTCTTTCTCCCCAAGGCCTTGAGTCTTTCATTTCATCATTTAACTGAGATAGTTGAATAATTGGTATTTTAAAATCTAACGTCATATTCTTAATTTCTCTACTAAGTGTTGCAACTTCCCTCTCTCTGCTACCTTCATTTTTTTCTACTGTCAAAAGTTGCAAATAATCTATTATCACAACATCAGGCTTAACTTGTCTTATTCTTGTTTTAATCTTGCTAATTCTGTCTATATTATCATTTATAAATAAATTATTATTATCAGTTAATACTCCTATAGCTTTGATAATCTGTTCTAGTTGTTCCTCAGTAAAAACTTTATTTTTTATAGTTTTAGAGTCTATTCCAGTAAGAGAGACTATGTTTCTTACAAACATCTGGACATCCGACATTTCTCTTGATATAAGTAAAACTTTTTTATTTTGTTTTAAACAACTTCTAAGTATTTGAAGTGCTAAAGCAGTTTTTCCAACTCCTGATTTAGCAGCTATAGTTGTAAGTTCTCCCTTATATAGTCCACCTATCATTTCATCCAGGAACTTTACACCAAAACTAATCTTTTCATCTGTTTTATTTTCTATATAATCTAAGAATTTTGTTGCAATATTCATCACATCATCTTCAACAGTTGAATTATCATTAACTATCTTCTTAGCATTAACTTCAAAATTATATATAAGTTGTTCTAGATCATCATCTTTTCTAATTGCCTCTATAAGCTTGTAAGATTGATTTACAATTTTTCTTTTTCTTGCTTTTCCCCTTAGTATGGAAATATGATTTTCTATACTGTATGGGCTAGATAATACTGTTAAATTAGAAATATAACTCATTGAAATATCATGGTCTTTTATTTTTTCACTTAAAGTAACTAAATCTAGCATTTTATTATTGCATAAATTCTTGATTTCTTTAAAAATTATTTTGTGACCTTCAACAGCAAAATCACTTTCATTTAATAAATCTAAGTGTTGAAGAGTATTATTGTCTACTAGGAAAGAACCGAGTACACTTTTCTCTATCTCTATTGCATCTAAACTCATTTAAATCCCCCTAAATACTTATATTGTTTCAAAATTTATATTTGGATAAAAATTTATCTCCTCTTTAGTTGTTTTTTCTTGTTTAAATTTAACTCTTTGATTTAAATAATTTTCAAACTTAGTTCCGAATAAAGTTTCTGGTCTAAGATATTTTTCATATTCAGTTCCTTGCCACTCTGAAACCTTATTTTCTATTACCTTATAAAAGTCTTCTAATGTGAACCCTTCTTCTACCCTTGCTCTAATTAGTGATTGAGTTTTCTTAGTAGTTGATTTGTAAGATGTATTAGCTAAATTGTTTAATTTTTCTATAACAAGACTATATATATTATTATTTAGTTTAAGTTTATTATTTAATAGTTTCGGATTTTCCGGAATAGGATTTTTTCCGATTTCGGTTTTATCCGATTTCGGTTTTTCCGTAACCCGGTTAATTGCTCTACTTTCATTTACTTCTATAGGCATTTCATAGACCTCATAATCATAACCACCTTTAAACTTACCTGTTTTTTCATCTTTTGAAGGAGTTCTTTTTATATATCCTAGGGCAATAAGTTCATTAACTGCTGTTGTGGTTGAATCTCTACCGTCTTTACTTCTATTCTTTAAATCTTCTATATAAATTTGCCAATCATCTGGAAGGCTTAACAAATAAGAATGTAAACCTTTAGCCTTCCATGATAATTTTTCATCACATAAGCATGTTTTATTTAGCATCACATAAGGATTACTTTTGTCTTTTATTACTCTTACGATTGCCATTCCTACTCTCCTTTGACTTCTACTATTTTTATCTAAAACTCAAAATATTTAGTTATTTTGAGTTATATAAGGATTTTTATTTTGATAATATTCTTCTATAGCTTGTTGCTTACTATCTTCATAACTATTACCTAACCCCTCTAAATCTAATATTCTTTGATATACAGGAATAGCTATATCTAATACTTCTTCTGGATACATTTTTCTAAATTGATTTACGTAAAATCCTGCAATTGTATCTCTAATTTTATTCATATCTTTAGGATCATCTGGGAAGTGTTCCGTAATTGTTATATCCATCTTACCCATTTTCCTTTTTGTAACTCTTTTCATTTCCCCCACCTCATTATATTTTTTATGAAGTTCAAATACAGACTCATTAACTTGTCACTTCTACTGTCTATTAATTAACTTTAAAAATTCAAGTATAGTCATATTAGGAAATAAGCTACTTATAAACTTCAATTGTTCAGCTGTCATCTTTATACTCATTTATCTATCCCCCTATATTATTTTTATGATTTAAAAATTTTGTCCTATTACTTTTCTTGATTTCTATATCCTAAGTTAGAATATTTATATACAAATCTGTTCTTCCATTTCTTCAAGTAATCTTTTGATTATGTAATCCTGCCCTTTTCCAGTAACTCTAGTAGTTCTATGAGTAAATGTACCTCTTGAACCTCTCGATATACTTTCACTTACTTCAAATAGTCCTCTTTCTACTGCTCTTTGACTTGGCTCTGTTTTTCCTTTTAATATAAGTCCCCAAGCTCTTAACTTATCCCATAACCTTCTTTCACCTATTATGAAATTCTCCTTAGATATAACTTTGGCTAATTCTCTTACCAAGATAGTATTTTTTGATTGAGCTATTTGGTTTAAATATTTATCTTTTGACTCTACTTCATAAGACAAATACTGTACTTGCTTTTCTTTTTTAGCAAGTAATGCATCTTTTTCCTCAATAGTCCTTTGTGAAATCATCAATGCTTTTGCCATTATTGTTTTTTCATCATCTTCTTGACTTATTGGTATATATCCACCAGTTCTTCTTATTGCTGGTAAAACTTCACTTGTAACCCAACGTTTGAATTTTTTCGCACTAGGTAATTTACTTGATAGGATTAATGAATATAACCCACTTTCATTAATTATTGGTGTATTTTGCATTCTTCCAATGGAGTCCTGAATTAGGACTACATCTTTATCTTCTTCATCAACCCTATCTTGTATTGCTTTTGTAGCTCTCGAATATCCTAAAACTTTTGCTACATCTTTTCCAACAAACCAAGGTTCATTATTAATTTCTAAAGCTCTTATTTCTCCAAACTCATTATTGCTAAAAGTTTTGTAACTTGCATATAAACTACTTTGCATTTTAACCTCCTCCAAAAGAACATTTTGTTCTTTTAATTTTCAAAAAAAATTTCATCTAAAGTTGCATCTAATATTACAGCTATTTTTTTTGCTAAAAATATCCCAGGGTTTCTTTTTCCTCTTTCTATCATTGATATATAATCTTTTGTAACTCCAGTCTTTTTAGCTAATTCTAATTGCGTTATATTTTTCCTAGTTCTATATAACTTTAGGTTGCTCTTGAACATCTGTCGCCTCCTTTTTAGAACTATTTGTTCTGTTTATATTTATAATAATATAGAACTATTTGTTCTTTGTCAACATTTTTTAGGAACTTTTTATTCTTTTTTGTTTTATCAGTTCCTCTTTATCGAACAATATGTTATATTTAACTTATAAAAAAGAACAATTTGTTTACTTTACATGGAGGTAAAATATGTTTGGAGATAGATTAAAATTATTAAGAAAGAATTGTAACTATACACAAAAAGAACTTGGAGAAAAATTAAATGTATCTGGTAGGGTTATTGGATATTATGAGTCAAATGAGAGATTTCCAGATAAAGAAACTCTTACACGATTAGCTGATTTTTTTGAAGTATCTGTCGATTATCTTCTTGGTAGAACTGATATAAAGAACAATGTTAAAGATTATAAAATTGATACAAATAAAAATAACAATGATAATGATATAGAAAAAATGATAGATGAATTAATGGAACAAAAGGGTCTTATGTTATGTGGTGAGCCTATGAGCGAAGAAGATATGTTTTTACTTAGAAACTCTATAAGAAGCACAATCGAACTAGCTAAGACAATGAAAGCTAATAAGAAGTAAATAGGTGATTATTGTGGGAAGAATTAAGGGAATAGTTTTTAACTTAATAAAAAAATATAACACATCAAATGTATATGAACTCTGCGACTATTTAAATATAACTATAAAAAGAGATAAATTAGGAAGTATAAAAGGATACTTTTTAAATGTTTATAATGATATGTTTATTATTTTAAATGAAAATATTAAAGAATGGGAAGAGCCTATAGTCATTGCACATGAACTTGGGCATATTCTACTACATAAAGATTCTAATATTTGTTTCTTGAAAAATTACACATTTTGTATTACAGATAAATATGAGAATGAAGCAAATGAATTTGCTGCTCATCTATTAATAGACGATAAAGATTTAGATACTTTTTCTTCTGGCTATGAATATGTGACTATAGAACAATTAAGTAAACACTTTTGTGTTCCAGAAGAGTTTATTATGTATAAGATGAGAGGGAAATTTCAGTAAGAAATGAGTAATATAAAAATAATATATATTAAATTAGGTAGTTATAAATTTATACTTACTAACTTACCTAATGTGTATATATAATGATTTATAGAAAATTTAATAATTATAATTTAGGGGGGACAACATGAAAATAGGAGTAAGGAAACCTAGTATCAAAAAATCATTTAAAGCAAGAACCACAGGAAAAGCAAAAAGAGCTGTAAAAAAGGCTGTAATTCCTGGCTATGGGAAAAAAGGAACTGGATGGATAAAAGATCCTAAGAAGGCTGCTTATAATAAAGTCTATAATAAAACTACTGTAAATGTTACAAAGTTGGCTAGTTCTAGTAATAAGAAAAAACAATCAAATATAAATGATACCACTTCAAACAATAATTATAGTAATATAAATAATTCACACTCACATATAAATTCATCAGCTTACTATATTGATCTTATAAACTCTGACGGTAAAATAAAAAGTTGCAAAATTGGATATAGCTGGACTAATTTATTTTTCATGTTTTTTGCACCTCTTTCAAGGGGAGATTTAAAAAACTTCTTCATTCAATTTGTCTTAATGTCTGTATTAAGTCAATTGTCATCATTGTTAACAACATTTGCATGGCTTATAATACCTACATTTTATAATAAGATTTATATAAAAGGATTACTTAAAAAAGGATATAAACCTAAAAATAATCATTCCATTGAACTATTGAATAATTTAGGTTTTCAATTTAAAAAAATTGAAGAAACTAATATTGATACTACAAACTCTTATCCAGCAACACATTCCTTTACAAATTTTAGTGATTACGATTTAAATGATGATTCAATAGATGATATTGATGATTTAGATGTTGGTTTTACTATAACTGTAAATGGCCGAGAAATAGTTAATGATGACATTCTTATAAATGATATTGCTCCAGAAGGGTATCATAAAATTTATAAATATGAAAAAGTAGTTGGAGTAACATTTGATAACAGAGATATATTTGTAGAACAGTTTACTAATGGATCTAATCAAAAAGTAATATTAAAAAAGGATAAGAATAATCAATATGATGAAAATGCCGTTAAAGTATATGGTGAATGTATCATTAAAAATGAATTAAAATCTGGAGAGTTAGGACATTTAAGTGCTGAATTAGCTGCTAAACTAAAAGATTTTAATTCAATATATGGAACTGTAAATGCAGTAAAACCACCAAATAAAATAAGATTAGATATTTGGATCAATAACGATGAGTATGAAACCTTTAATAATCTTCATAAAGAAGCAGAGAAAAAATTTAAATTGGTTGAAAAAGGATACAAGTCTAATTGCAAAGCAATGTCTTACGAAAAAGAAAAAGACATACACAATGCAATTAAATACTATGAAGAGTCTATATCTTATAACTTCGATGGAAATCATCCATATGATAGACTTGCTATACTTTATAGAAAAGCTAAAGACTATGATAATGAAATAAGGGTATTAAATAAAGCTATAGAGAATTTTTCATTATTAGAAAAAACTTCACCAAGAGGGGATATTTATCCTAAATTAAACAAATTTAAAGAAAGATTAGCTAAAGCAGAACTTTTAAAAAGTAAAAGTATCCAGTAAGTTTATGATAATAATGTATATGACTAATAAATTTTAATCTAAATATTAATCAATTAAAA